TACGCCAATATCTTTCTCCAGGTTGAAGTCTGATAATAACTGCATTGAAGCATTAAAATCTCTAGTAACTTCTTTTGAGGCGGATTCAATTTTTTTAGTATCTTTATCAGCATTAGTTTTTTCTCGATCAAAGTCAAATCCAGTAATTCTTGACAGTATTGATCCTAATTCTGATGTGAATGAATTAAAAAATCCTACTGTACCCTCAAACCAACTTGTTAGAATTCCACCTGCTTTTTGCATTCTTCCAATCAAATCTTCAGCAGAATTGATGATTATTGGCAGATTGGTAACAACCCATCCAACTAAGATGGTTCCCACAAAATCCATGATTCTTCCAAGTAATCCTTTGGTACTATCACCAATAACCTTACTTGTTCTTCTTAGAATGCCACCAACTTTTCCAGACTCAATAATTGATTCTTGCTCTCTTCTTCTTACTGCCTCTCTCCTTCTCATGGAGAGGTTTATCATTTTTGTCGTTGCTTCTTTCTTTTTTCTATTGGCATCATAAAACTTTCTGATTACAACAGAAGATGTATTATTGGCAGCACGTAAACTTGCACCGAAAGAATTCAGTGATTGCTGAATATTTTCTATACTATCGCTATTGTTTAGTAGTGATTTATTGATTGCCATTATGAGGGTACCACATTATAGTTTGTGTATGATTGAATGACTAACCAATTGTCAGGATTATCAGTTCTATAAAATGCAACAGAACCAATTGAACCAGAAGCCGCAGGTGTTGGTTCTTCTTGTTGTTGCTGTTGTGGTATTGGAACTGGAACTACTTGCATAGGTGGTTCTTCTGGAACCTGTGAGACATTCCGTGCAACTTGTTGGTTCTTATTAACTGGTTGAAGCAATGCATCAATGCTACCAGTTCTTCCAACCTCCAACTCCTGTCTAATATATTCCAGAGTTTCTGGATCTTTTACCTTTGGACCTGCTATATTTGCTTCATATCCAATAGGTTTTGATAAGTCAATCTCACCAAAACCCATATCAAATGTAGTTTTAGTCCCTTCACCACTTGCATCATCAGTTGGTTCTAATTTTACTTCACCATTTGCTGCAGGTTTATCTGGATTTACAGAATCAGCACCAGATAGTGTTTCTGATTGTTCTGAACCACTACCAGACACATCTGCGGGTGCAGGATTACCCATCATAGTTTCTTGGGGTTGTGCCTGAGTCTCTGGTGTTTGCTCACCTTCATTAGGGAATAAGTCTAAAATATCCCACCACTGATTTTTTCCTCTATCCGAAGTAGTTTCTGTTGCAGTTTGATTTGTTTGTGGTTGTGTTGATGCTGGCATCAATGATTCTTGAGGTTCAACCTCAAGAGATGGACCACCTGTACCTGTATTACCAGAACCAGAATTTCCAGTAAATCTAATACCCATAGATGGACCACCTGTCCCTTCATTGGTGGTAATTGGTGGAGGTCCTTCTTGTTCACCTCCACCACCAGTGAACATATTCCATGCATCTTTAGCAATCCTCTTAATAAAGGATAAGAGTTGCAAGATTGGTCCTGAGAATAATCCAATAGCACCAAGTCCTAGGAGTTTAACTCCAATCCCAGTAAATGCTATTCCTAGAGCACCAAGTGCTGCTTTTGCTGCAACTAAAACACCACCAATAACAAGTAAATTTTTTACAACATTATTCTTTATCTCATTCAGTTTATCTTTATTACCACTGGTTACTGCCGATATAGTTTGAAGACCTTGATTGAGCAACCAACCACCAAGAATAGAGATAAAGAAATCACCCAACCTAGAGAGAGTCAATTGAGCCTTTTGTGCAATTCTCTGAGCAGGTGCAAGTGCTGCTGCTTGTATCTTTTTCTCAATAGTACTTTCTTTTCCTTCACGCAGTTTCTGCTGCGCTAACATTCTTTCTTGTCTTAGTTCTGCTTCTTCTTTCTGTCTTTCTAAACTTTGTGCTGTTGCTAAATTATTTCCAATAACCTGTAAAGAACCTGCCAATGACTGCATCTGTGCAGTCATCCCTTGGATTTGATTGCTTACAATACCAAGTTGTAAAGAGTTCTTGCTAATTAAGTTGGTTGTCACAGGGTCAGGCGCAGTTGCCCTGCCAGTATATGCTCTGGCAGACATTCCTCCTCTACCCATTAGTGGTGACATTTCAACCATTCTGCTGTTGTTGTGCTTTTAAGTTTTCTTCTTCAATGTACTGTTGGAGGAAAGCAAGATAGATTTCTTTCTCCCACGGTATCATATTTTCTAGTTCTGTCAAGCTATATTTATGGTGTTGCATCAAAGCAAAATTTATGCGGAAGTATGACTCAAGGTCAGTATGAGCCATACCTACGCGAAAAAACTTGCTAATCCCTCAAGAACAACTTCATTATCAACACCAGTGTTAGGATTAGTAACAGTAAATGTATGCGATAACCTCGGCATTGTAGTAAAGAAGTTTTCAATTTCTTTGAATTGCTTTGAACTTAGTTGTTCAACAAATTCTCTAAGTTCTTTCTTAGTACAGTCTGTAGACGACCAAGATTCTTCTTCACTATAAATTTGCTCAATACATGATGTGATAACATCAAATGTATCATCAAGACTTACATCGTTTAAAGTAAAATTATTCTTAATGAACTGTTCCATAGATGGATACTTCATCCTCAAAACTAATTCATCATCCAATCTAATATCTGGAGTATGTTCTTCATCATATTGAACTTGAATAGAATCAAGATCAATAACTACAGGAACTTTAGTTTCTCCATCATCTGGACAAGTTACAAGAACTTCTACTTCTTCACCAACAGACTTGCCACGAATATTGAGGAACAAATATTCAATATCAAAAGTAGAAAGTTCTTCTACTTTTACACCTCTTGTTATGATGCAAGATTTGATTACATCTTTGACTGCATTAGCAATCTGTTTCGTATCTTCGCTTTCCATAGCGACGATAAGAATCTTCTCTTCTTTGACTAAGAATGGTCTATATTTTACTTTCTTCTTAGACGAAGGAATCACCAACTCATAGGTTGGTGTAGAAATTTTTGGTAAAGGCATTACAATCTTTGCACTTCAGTAAAATTATTTAGATGGGTTAATCAGCCCTTCTTGTTCCAAGACTTTGACCCTCACCAAGGTCTTTGCCACCTAATGAAAATACATTCTCATATGTATTAATAAAGTTTGATGTTACCAATCCAAGGTCATTAGGAATAGAAAAAGATTCAGAAAGAGCTTTATTGCCGTAAATTGCTGCGGCGTTAAAGTTATCTAACGTACTACCACCAAGACCAAATCTAGTTGCACCATCATCACGATTGCCATGACTAGAATTACGTTCATTGATAGAACGTGATTGACCAGAATAATATCTATCAAAATGGAAAGTTGCTGTTGCCTTTAGAACTTGAGAACCTTCATAAGAAACAGGAACTGCATTCAATGATATTGGGAACAGTCCAAAAAATCTATACTCAATGTATCTCTTGTAATCTCTTTCAAACTTGATAATTCTAGTTTCATCACACTTATATTCATTAGGATATCTCATCCTATAGTAGTATCCAGATCTTAATGGATTTACATTATCAAAACCAGTTTCTGAACCACTACTAATGAACTCCATCCAGTGTTCAACAAACTTCAATGACTTATATCCATAGTCAACATAGAAATCGACATCCATTTGAACAAAAGTTCTAGTGTGTGCAAATTTCTCTGCAACACCCATATAGTTTCCCACAACATCTGCTGTGGCAAATCCACTTCCAGGTAAAGATGCTCTACAGCAAAGTAGAGTTAGATTATCAGTAATAAATCTACTATCCAATCCTCTATCACGAAGATGAGATCTTAAATTTCCACCCAAACCAGCAAATTGCATTGCAAAGTGGGAAGATTGTCCAACTTGCGATAATGTTGGTTTTATCTGAGATATTTTTCTAGGAAACGGTCTAGGCACTCTAAATATCTTATAGGTGATTGTTTAGTTATTTAGATGGCATATAGAGGAAAATACAAACCTTCTTATCCAAAGAAATATAAGGGAGACCCAACCAATATCATATACCGCTCCCTTTGGGAACGCAAGTTCATGGTTTATTGTGATAATAATGAAAATGTTTTAGAGTGGCAGTCTGAAGAATTCTGTATTCCATATCGTTCTCCTATTGATAATAAGGTACATCGTTACTTTCCAGACTTTTTTATTAAGTATAAAGATATCAACGGTAAAATAAAATCATCTCTGATTGAAATCAAACCAATGAGGCAGTGCGCTCCTCCACCTAAACCAAAAAGACAGACAAAAAAATACCTGAACGAAGCATATGAGTATGCTAAGAATCAGGCAAAGTGGAGAGCAGCACAAGATTATTGTGCAGATAGGAGATGGGAGTTCAAAGTTATGACTGAAAAAGAACTCGGTATCAAGTAATGGCAAAAAGACCAACACAAACAGATACTAACGTAAACAGACTTCGTGGTCTTGTCAACGAAATGACAGGTCTGAAAAGTCCTGATGATAGAATGCTTGGGGTTCTGGAAGTATTAGAACCAACACCAGTTAGAGATGTGCAACCAGGAAAGTTGTATTTGTTTATCTACAACGCAAAAACTCCTAATATTACATTCGATCAAAATCCTTTCATAGCAGTAACTGATGTGTTTCAATGGGGATTCCGTGGATTCAGTGCTCATTGGAGAGAACCAAGACAATATACATGGAATGAAGTTGGAACTGATGTATACGAAATCTTCCGTTCAGAAGTAAATGATGTATTAAGGTTGTCTCTTATGAATAAGCGTCTAAATACATAAAAAGCGTCCGTATAGATGGTCTTCAACTATCAAGATGTACCTGGGTATTCTGCTAACTACTCATCCCTAAATTCACTCTCAGGCACCTTCGCAAATGCGTTTCAAAATGGTCTGAATTTAAATCAGAGTCAAGATTCTACCAATAGTGTTTGGAGATATCCATTAGGAGCTATTGATAAGAGTATGGATATGCTCCTTATCAGAATATATCGTCGTGTTGATGATCCTAAAAATCAATTTAATTTAAATGATATGTTCGTGAGGAAACATGGTATAAAAGATGGAGAAATTATAAAAGACGCAGATGGAAACAATGTAGAATTTATTAGAGGATTGAAAAAATTACCATCTAGAACTGAAAGATTTAATCAAGCTTCTAGTAATGAACAATCTGAAATGAAGAAAAATTCCAGATATATCTGGTTACCAATTCCACAACAAATTTCTGATACTTTAGCAGTTAGTTATGCTGAGGATACTATGAATCCTCTACAATCATTGGGTCTTGCAGCAGCAGCGGACGGAATAAAGAGTCCTGTTCAAACTGCTGGTGCTGTCATGAAATTGCTGAAGGATGCATCACCTGATTTTATTGCAAAAAATGAAAACTTATTGACAACTGTTCTTGGTGGGGCAGCAATTAATCAACTTGGTGCTAATGTTAATCCACAGTCATTAATTACCAGAGCATCTGGTCAGATTCTCCAATCGAACTTAGAACTTCTGTTTAGTGGAGTAACTCTCAGAACTTTCCCATTTGTTTTTGATTTTACACCAAGAAATCCTGATGAAGCACAAACAGTAAAAGAAATCATTAGAGTGATTAAATCTGCAATGGTTCCAAGTAAAGGAGATGGAATCTTCATTAACTCGCCAGATTTATTTCAATTTGAGTTTGTTGGTGGGAAAAAGAATGATAGTAGAGAAGACCACCCATTCTTGAATAAATTCAAGGTTGGTGTTCTTACAGATGTAAATGTAAACTACACTGCATCTGGAACATATGCAACCTATGAAGATGGAACACCCGTTCACATTAGATTGCAGATGACCTTAAAAGAAATCAACCCAATCTACAAAGAAGATTACGATTCAGAACTTGGACAAATCGGAGTTGGATACTAATGTCATACTTCAGAGAACTACCAGACGTATTATATCAATCACCTTTAGATCATAAGATATCTTCACTGGAATATGTGAGGATTAAGAATATTTTTCGTAGGGTGAAAATCAGAGATTGGATTAAAGATAATGTAAACTTCTTCAATAAGTACACTATTACGGAAGGAGAAAGACCTGATATTGTTGCAGAAAAAATGTATGGTTCATCCAAATATGATTGGATTGTTGTACTAACTTCTGGAATAACGAATATTAAAGATGAATGGCCATTAAATAATCGTGACCTTAATAGTTACGTTGAAGATAAGTATGGTCTTCAGGGTATGAATGAAATTCATCACCATGAAACAAAAGAAGTAATAGACAAAAGTGGTAGATTGATATTACCTGCAGGTCAAAAAGTAGATGCAGATTTTAGACTTGCTGCACCATCTGATGCTGAAAGAGGAAACAAATATATTATTGTAGGTGCTTATGATAATGAAGATTATACTGGAACTGATGTATTTGATCCAACCATAGGCATAACAAATTATGAATATGAAACTAGAAGAAATGAGGAGAAAAGACAAATTAATGTGATGAAACCAATCTATCTTCAACAGTTTCTAAATGATATGAGAACTCTCATGGCATATGATGAAAGTTCTCTAACTGTCAACCCAGGATTGATTGGAACACAATTAACCAGACTTATCGGTCCATAAGAGTTCTAGACTCCTATCAAAAACCATTACATATCGATGTTTGCGAGACCTATCTCTCCATTCACCCTCTGCATTTCCAATCTTTCCTCTGGAATGCTTGGTGCCGTCTGAAAAGTAAAAGTCTTTTTTTGGGTCCGATAAACCACAATACCTAAAATTACAAGCGCGATAGATTGTGCCACCATGATGCTCACTATCAGCATATGAAATGATTGCCTTGACCTTTGTATCCTTTCTAAGTTGCTTAATCGCTCTTGAAACAAACCAAGAAGTAATGTTGTACTCTTCTTGCTGAGTGTCGGGGTGGATGCAGAGTCTTGAGAGTTCAAATAATCCTTCTTGCTCATTTCTCTCTAAACCAAAAGCACCTTTTGCTATTTCTGGAACAGGGAGACCTGTAAAGATACAGACTCCCTGGATGCCTCCGATATTCAGAGGACAAAATTCGTTGTTTTTATATAAACCGTAATTATAACCAGATTTAAAGGTTTTGGATATATCCTTTAAATAATGAAACCGCAGAAGTAAATCTGCGGCATCACTCTTATTTACTCTATCAATGTGATAATCAGATTTCACTTGAACAATAGATTAAAGTATGCTGCCACCACTAGTAAAGTGAGGCATATCTGATTGTACTTCACTCCTCAGCAAGTTTTGCGAAGTAGGAAAGTGCATCGTCGTCATCATTAGAAGAACTAGAGGCAACGATATCCTCTGCGTTGAAGTCACCAGGGGTAGAAGTCACTGCGGGTGCAGTACCACGGTTAGAAGCGCGGAACTCTTCCTCTGC